GGTGCCCATGTTAGTACTTCTTGGTAACTTTTCTTCTATTCTCCATCACACCGCCACAACCTTTAGCGATTCCGCCTTGTTTATAATTGGATACCATTTTTCTATCTTGTGAAATACTACCACCACCCATTTTCTTTTTTCTACCGCCTGGAACTATTTTTCCAGAACATACAGCAGAGGCATACATATTTGCATAAGCGCTTGGATACACTTTAAATTTTGCTTTTGCAGCTGCTTTTCCTCTTGGACAAAGTTTACCCATTAATAACCTCTCATTGCTATTTTAGGTATGCCTCTCATAAGGCCACCTTTAAATTTTTTAACTCTTCCACCCTTTTTAAATGAACCCTCTTCCGATGAAATGTCTTCAGGAACATAAGGTACCTCTGCAGATCCAACTTCTGTTGGATCTAAAATTTCCATAACTACACCAACCCCTGGAATTGCTTTTAAACCTTTTTTAGCCATGCGAGTGGCTTTTTTAATATTTTTTTGTTTTTCTATGTCTTCCTCACTTGTTAATCCTGCTCTTCTAGCTTTTGCAATAAATTTTTTTCTTGTTGGATCATATTTAGATTCATCATATTCACCTACATTACTTCTAGGTTCATCTGAAGTTTTACTTTTAAGAGCTCTAGCTAGCTCTTTAAATTTTTCTGTTTTCTCTTCTCCAGTCAAATTTGATTTAGATAATTTTGCAAAAGGATTTTTTTCAGCCATTAAATACCTCTTTGATTTTTATTAAAAATATTTTCTTTTGCTCTTGGCCTTGATTGTCTTTCTAAACCTTGTCTTTTTTCAAGGAGAAACCAATCGCGATCTCTAATAATTCTAAATCGTTCTTTTAAAAAGTCTCTCCAGTTCATTATCTTTTACCTTTCTTTATCATGCCACCTTTTTTCTTGATGACGCCTCTACCTTTTAAAATATCTTTAAAAGTTACTTTTCCATCACCAGTTAAATCAGGGAAACCTTTTTTATTTTTTGCTTTTCCACCCTTCATCATAGCTGATCTTGGTCGTATTCCGTAATCGTTTCTCATTTTATCTCCTTATCCGTTTTCTTGTTCTTTGTTTACTACAGGTCTATTTGCCATTGTCCTTGCAACGGATTCAGCAGATCTACCTATTACATAACCTCCGAGTCCAACATTCAATAATGTCCAAACATCGCCAGGTAATTCAAAAGAGATAACTGCTCCTGTGAATACTTTTATAACTGGTCCTATAACATAATTCCATACTAAAATAAAGATTAATACATACATCAGAAGTGGTCTCCAAGATGATGCAAACCATCCTGCTTTTGCTTCGGCTTCAATAATTTTAGCTGCAGCCGTTAGTTCTTGTGTATGAGATTGTAATAATTGAGTTTGTAATTGAGCTTTTAACTTTTCTTGTAAATCTTTATCAGGAACAGCTTTTTCAATAGTATTAAATAGAATTTTAGCAAGAGGTGCAACTGCTCCTAACATTTGCAACATAATTTAGTACCACTTCGCTGATCTTTTTTTCTCCGGAAGCATCGCCCGTTGACCACCAACAGGGACAACTTGAGTTTCTTGTGGATTTGAAACTTCAACATCAATTCCACCTTTTAAAAGACCGTCAGGTTGAGTAAATTGTGAGTGATCAACTAGATTTCCATACTCTGATCGTGAAGAATTTTCAGTTTTTAACACTGCTCCACCTTTAGCCATAGGCTTTCTAGACATATCAGCTTCAGAAAGTGCAATTGCAATCGCTTGTTTAGGATTTTTTACTTTTTTAGAAGACTTACCAATGTTAAGTTCTCCTTTTTTGAACTCTCGCATTACTTTAGCAACCTTTTTTTGTCCTTTTTCTGTTTTCATCATAATTAAATATACCTTTTTTTGTTAATATTAGCAAATTGTTGTTTAGCTATAGAGGTTGCGGACCTTAGTTCAGCTAAATCTTCGTTTTGTTGTAGTTTTTCTTGCGCATTTACTTGATTCATCATAGCTCTCATCTTATCTAAGTTAATTCTTTCCTGTCCTTCTTGTTTTTTTCTAGAGTTTTCTTGAGCTTGTAGATCAAGTTCCCTAGATTTTAAAGCAGCAATAGGATCATTATCGAATTGAGAAACTATTTTCTTCTCTTCTTTCATAAATTCATCCATCATTTCAGCTATTAAAATTGCTTTTCTAGATTCCATCTTCATTTGAAACTCTTGAACTTGAGATTGAACAACAGGATTTTGCAAAGCTTGTGGATCTTGAGAAAACATTTGTATTTGTTGTAACTCTTGTGAAAATTCTAATTCTATCTGTTCTAAAGCCATTAAAGAAATATGTTCAAAAATATTTTTTTCTAATGAACCCATAATTACAGGATTATTTTTTGCTATATTTGTTGCCATGAAATTTAAATGTGCAGTCATATGCGCTCTGTGATCTTGTCCTCTAAAAGCTTGAAACGGTTGACCACCTAAAGCATCAATATGTTCTAATGCTGGATCTTTTGGCATGGGTGGTTGTGGTTGAATTAAAATTTTATCTATATCTTTAACTCCAATAGCTTCATACATTTTTCTGTACGCTTCATATAAGTTATGAATTTGTGGATTAGATTGAGCTAGTTGTAATTGTGTTTGTGCTAAATTAATTCTTTGTGTTTGTGAAAATATATTTGGATCAGCAATCGGTAATATATCTATTCTATCATCAAAATCTGTTTGCTTAATTATTCTTTGACCACCAATAACATCGTATGGATATTCTGCAGGTAAATAAATTTTAAATACTTTAGATAATAATTTAAATTCTTGTTTTAGAGCCGCATATATTCTTTTATGAATAGCAGACATTGTTCTACTACCACGTTCTAGCAAAGCTATGGTCGTGCCCACTGCTGCTTGCTGATTCCCATCCCCTACTTGCATATCAGCAATTGATGCAAAACGCTGACCTGCTTGAACCACGACCCCCATAAGTGATAACAATGTCTGTGACGGTTCTTTAAATGGTAAAGGCATAAATGCATCACGCAAATTTCCGCCTGGTGCATCTACATCTCTAAATTCACCTGGTTGTAGTGGTTGTGCATCATCTCTTACACGTATACCTCTCATCTTAAATCCGGCTGGCAGGTTAGATAACGTGCCGGCGTCTAACAGCTGTCTTAAAGCCGAGGTCGCTGTTCGTGATAGTCCACCTATCATGTGGATTAGACCAAAACCATAAAAGCCAAGTCCAGGTAAAAATTTAAAATGTACAAAGTATTGTATTTTTTGTTTTCTTGGATCTGCTATTTCATAGTTTCTTCTGATAGATAAAATTTCTCTTGACCCTTCTTCAATAGTTACAATGTATGGAAGTTTAATTCCTGTAGGTTCTCCATTTCCATCTTTATCTTCAAAACCCTCAAGATCAATATTTACGTGACATTCAATCAAAGTAAATATATCTTCTTCTCTTCCTTTTCTAACCCCTTCTATTTCACGTTCTTTTTGTTTTAATTCTGATTCATCATTCATTGAGGGAGATAGTTCAATGTCTCTATAAAATCCTGCCACTTGTTGTTTCTTAAGATCATTAGAAGATATTTTAATTACATGCATAACCGCTTCTGCATCATCTAATGACGTTGCAGAGTATGGAACAATTAAATCTTCAGCTGGAATAAATTTTGAAACAGCTCTTCCAATTAAATCATCATAATAAACTTTTTTAAATGTAGAACCTGATAGCGGTAGATAAAATAACATTTGATCAAACTCTGGTTCATATTCTTTCATGACATCCATAATTTGATAATTCATAAAATCTTTTACTCTATGAGCTTGATCTTCTTTTTCTCTAGATGGAACTCCTAATATTTGAGTTCTTACAGGACCATCTGCAGGTAATAATTCTTTATATGCTAATGCTTGAAATTGCGTAACTGCTTCTGAAAGAACAGGATGAGTTACACCACTTGCTCCTTGAAACGGCTCTGTTCGTCTTTCATATTTAAATCCTAAAAGATCAAGACCATTGGTGTATGCCATTTCCCAATCCTGTCGTGATTCTTTATACTCTATAAAATTATCATATAACTCTGACCCAAGAGGAGCAAGAATATTATCAGGAAGTAATTCTGCTAAATTTGAAAAATGATTTTCAGAGTCAGGTGCATTAAATGCTCCTGGTTCAAAATTAATTTCAACTCCTCCATCTGGAGTTGGAGTTATTTCTGTGCTTTCAATAGAGGGTTTTTCAAGTTCTGTTTCTAAAATCTCTACGGCAGATGCCGCTGGATTTTCAATCTCTATTGTTTGACGTACTTCGTTTGGAAGAGCTTTGTCTATATCTGCCATAAATTTTACCTGAACTAATCAGTTTAACTTGTTTTAGTGGAACTTTCAAGCCTTGTGGAGTAGGTCCTGATAATGGTGGAATCGTTTTTGTTAAACGTTTCATTAATAATATGTCCTTTCTTTATGTTCCAATTTAGAATCTCTATAATCTTCTGGATGAGAAATCAAGCCCCCTTGTCTAAATCTCATCACTGCTTGTGTGGTAGAATCTACTAAATCATCATACTCTCCAAATGGAAAAGCAGCACACTCTTCAATAACCTCTTGTGCGAAGTCTTTTGATTTCGGAGCCCACACCATTCCAGATTCAAAAAGAGGAGCCACAGAGTTTATTCTTGAGTGTTTATCATTTCCTTTGTTTGGACTATAGCTGATCACAGGAATGCCCATCTGTCTAAGTTCATAGGTAAGAGGTAGCCCTGATGCTTTAGCCTCAATCAACACAGTTTCAGGATTCCAATAATTATATTGTTGATACGCAACACGTTTAAGTTCAGGAAATTCATATCTACCTTTTACTGCATCTAATAAAATTAATTGCTGTGGTGAGTCTTCATTTAATCTAAATACACCCCACGTGGTTATAGCAGAATAGTCAGCAGTTTCTTTTTTCATGAACGCCGTATCATAACTTTGTATAACATGATCCAGTTGTGGAATATACTCCTGTTTCCAATCTCTCCACCATTCTCTTTTAATGATTGAGCCTTCTTCTGATGTCGGGTTCTGCATGTATTGAGAATTCCATTTTGAAGTACTAACTGATGCTTTTACTGTTTCGAGGTCCTTGAGCTTCCAATATTCTGGCCAGCACGGATTTCCATTTGGCATGATCGCTGGAAATTCTATGAGCTCCCACTGATCTGCTTTTTCTTGTGACATCTGTGCTTTTAATAATTGTGCAGTTAAATCTTTTGTACTCCATCTGGTCATAACTAAAATAATACGACCCCCTGGTTGCAGACGCTGACGTGGTCCTGAAGTGTACCATTCATAGACACGATCAAAAGCTGTGGCTGAATAAGCATCTTGTTCGGAATGTGGATCGTCGATGATTAATAAATCAGCACCCCTACCGGTTACCGCACCTTGGACCCCGACTGCGAAGTATTCGCCACCTTGATCCGTTTCCCAACGTCCAGCTGCCTTTGAATCTTCTTGAAGTCTTGTGTTAAAAATTTCTCTATATTCTTCAGAGTCAATTAAATTTTTTGTCTTTCGACCAAAACGAACTGCAAGTTCTGCCGTGTGTGTTGCTTGTATAATTTTTAATTTAGGATCATTGCCAATCATCCAAGCAGGTAAAAAATAAGATGCGAATTCTGATTTAGTATGCCTTGGTGGCATGTTAATAATTAATCGTTTAACTTCACCAGATTTTAATTTATTAAATTGATCTGATACTTTTTTATGATGGAACCCTTCTATAAAGTCAGGCCAAATAAATTTTACGAACTCTAAAAAATCAGAACGGATCTTGGATATTTTTTTCTTTTTATGAGAATTTAATATATCTAATTTTAATTGTTTTCTGACGCTTGGATCAGCTATTTGATTTATTTTTTCTATCGTAAGCATAATGTTTATTATGGTACCAAAAAGTTTTTACCATGTTTATATGTGTAAATCCAGCAGTAAAGGGTATACATTAGGATCCCTTTTTTTGTTTTTACCCCTCCCCCCATCTAAGATTAAAGGTAATTTAGAATCCCTCTGGGTTATTCTCTGGGTGGGTCCCGCCCACATGTGTTTAGTGCAACACAACTAAAAGGTTAGTTTTATACCACTACTAATAGTGTGTTAAATATGCAACACACAAATCAAGTGCATTATTTTATTTACTTAAACAATTGCTTTGATAACGTGATTTTAATTAACGAAAGGAGAAATAAATGGCACTGCAATTCAACTACACTAAAGTAGCTGGGTTCGATAAGTTCACTGATGAACAACACGAGAATGCTAGTCAGTTAGCTTGGGTAATGATGACAATTAGACTTTCAGAAATAACTGAAAAGAATTTAAACGAAGTTCTTTTTAGAATTAAATTTCTTGAAGAAATTAATGTCAAGTTATTAACCATTGATGATTTTGATTTAGTTAAAAAGTTTATAACTAATCATATCAATTATCGAACGAACGTCGGTAATGAGTCCAGATATAAGTTTATTACTCATTGGGCTAAAGTTAAAGCTAGATACGTTGAGGATAAACTTAAGGTTAAAAACTAAAATGAACGAAATAAATATATCCGATGTCCTTGCTCAACACTTCGTTGAGCAAGGATCAAGTAAACAGGAGGGTTATTTCGTTGCAAGAATTTTAGTTGATGACAACGAAACAGAAAACGAGGAGCAAAATGATAGAGTTATACAATGAACTAAATATTGAAATGATTATCTTATTGATAGTCTTTTTTCTTGCAGTGATTGTTGCTACGGTGACAAGATAAAAAAAACACAGGGCCTGGAACTCCAGGCCCTGTTTATTCTTTAACGAAAAGAATTAGTTAGCAATTTGTGCAAAGGACTTTGGCACACGAACGTCAATCTGTGCTTTACTAAATATAACTTCTAGGTTTTTCCAAACATCATCAATGGATAAGCCAGCATGCAAAGTATTTCTTGCGTCTTCTATTCCATTTTGAAGAGATTTAAAAAACTTGCCCTTTTCAGAGTTCTTATATTTCTCTTGAAGTTCTACTCGACAAGCTGATTTTATTGTAGACATAATGCAATCTAAATCATTGTCAGATCGGGCTGATAATTGCCATTGTCTAATTTCGTTCCAATGCTCAAACTTATCTTTTAATGCTTGTTTTTTCTTATAAGCATTTTGTTGAAGCAAGGTTTCTTTTGTGTCTTTGTTTGCTTTAAAATCAAGATATTCCTTTTCAGCTACTTCAGCTTCCTTAATAAGTTTATCAAGTTTTAAAGTTGCTACGAATTTATTGAAGTCCTTTTCTATTTGTTTTTGAACTTCAATTTCGCACTGTGATTTGACAGCGCTTTGCTTTTCTTGGAACTTGCTACTTATAAGTCTATCTAAATAATCAAGTTCTTGTTTTCTTATTGGTCTCATGTTTTTCCTTTCGTTGTTTTCGTAATTGTATCCTACAATATCCTACATTGTCAAGCTCTAAAATTTTTTATTTTTTCCGGGTGGGACCCGCCCGCAAGTGTTTAGTGTTTTTAAGGGTGGGCCCCGCCCACAGGTGTTTAGTGGACCTGCGACATTCTGACATATTGAATTATAGGATATTATAGGATATTATATTTGCGTAACGAAAGGAGATAAAATGACAGCGACGTATGAAGTAAAACTAATGTACCTAGAAGGTAGATTAGATGATGTTGAAAGAGAACTCAACATCGTAGATGGTAGAAAAACTTATTTAGAGGAAAGAAGAAAAAATCTTCTAAAAAGTATAGAAGCATTAACAAAAAAAAGTAACGATGAAGCTAAGGCAAATATGGAGGCCTTAACTTTAAAGTAAAAAACAAAAGAGTCTGGAGCCTAAAACTCCAGACTCCAAC